TCCGTTTCTTTTTTGATCGCCTTAATTGCATGCTCGTTTGCGTCATCTACAACCTTGTCACCAGTCTTATTTTGCTGTGGCGCTCTGGATTTAGCTTGCGACTTACTAGCCCGATATTCATCGTCCTGCCTGAGTCGTATGGCATCACGTTGGGCGGCCATGCCCCTGCCTACTAACTTGTTATTGGCATCCTTAATAGCTTTTTTAGCCTCGCTTAATGCTTTCGTAGGTGTCGCCTGTAACTTGATCGCCGTTGCGCCTAGTCCGTTTAGTATCGCGCTTTTTAGCGCCGTATGTAACTCAGGGGTTGATGTTGATCCCTCGCTCTTAGGGCTGATAAAGTCAGTCCATAACATACCATCCGCGATCATTGTATCGGTGGCTTTCTGTGATGCTATACGACCGCGACTCTCGGCGGCGATGGACTTTGTTAATAATGATCCAGCTTTCTTGGTGAATCGCTCGGGTACTGCTTTGGCTTCATTAATGATTGTCATAATGTATTACCTTTTGTTTATCATCGGCATGATTGCTTTTGATAGGTCTATAATAACAAGTTTACACGTGTTTACAATAGATAGCATACAAAGTTATACATATGTATAAGAAAAGGCACGTTTAGCCAGATGTCGATAGGGTACCCGTCCCCCACCCCCCGCGCCTGTCAGCGGGACACGCACGCGTCTATATATTACTAATCTACACGAATAATTCGTTATTTTTTGAGTTCGAGACCCCCACCCCCCTATATAGGGGAACACCCCCCACCTTGTTTTAGAAAGGGAATGTAAAAATTTTTTTTGTGGGGGTGAAACAGTTTGGAACGCTAGAAAGGAAGACCTTCGTCTCCCATAGCAATGACTAGGAGTCCGAAGACAACGACAACACACGAAGATATAAGAAATAAACCAAAACCAAGCACAAAACAACCTCATTAGTAGATGTAGCATTAAAAGAGGCAGCATTATAGAGGAGGCAAGGTATAACTGGAAATGCTTGCTACATATGTAAGGTATACCCTAAGTGGTATGCGAGAAACGTATTTACTTGTGGATGCAATATAAGTGTGTTAAAAAGACACCTCCGGTGAATAACCTGCGATTATGATATGACGATTAAACTCGAACCCGAAATTGGGGTTCCGCTATATGACGACGACCCTGCGGTGGACTTGACTGTTCGTGCGCAAGCAGCTAAAAATACAGCCTTAGAGCTAGCAGAACACGGGTTAGAACTTAAACCCAGCAAAGAAGACGAGGACGTGGCAGCTAAGATTGCCTTGGCATATGCCGACGACCCCGAAAAAACGTCACAAAAAGCTACAAACAACCGCATAGCTAACCTGACACCCGCCTCTTTGGTGCTTACAGGTAACATACTGACCGAGTTTGGTCAGTCAGTAGTAGAGTCTGCGGTATCTGTGCGACATCTAGTCACCAACAAGCTGATCCTAGAGACAGAGAACCCCGATCCACGCGTACGTATCCGAGCATTGGAGTTACTGGGTAAGATTTCAGACGTAGGGTTGTTCTCTGAGAAGTCTGAAGTGACTGTTACACACCAGTCAACGGATGATTTGAAGGCTAAACTGCGTAGAAAGCTAGAGAAACTAGTGAATCCGGTAGAAGATATAGTTTTAAACGGCGAGATTATAGATCTTGACGCGGAATTAGGGATAGAAAGCAGTGGATGATACTCCTGCGGACTTCACGCAAGCCGAAATCCAAAGTATGTTGTCTAATATAGACGCATTTACGGACGATGAAGCTATAGAAATAGAAAGACTCGTCGATGAGTTGGCTAAAAGACGTATAAACAAGTTAGCACACGACGATTTGATAGAATTTTGTAAGATTATGCAGCCCGACTACATAGTGGGTAAGCACCATAGGATATTAGCCGACCTTTTAATGGCTATTGAGCGGGGAGATAAGGATAGAGCCTGTGTAAATATCCCTCCCCGCCACGGCAAATCCCAGTTAGTGTCTATTTTCTACCCCGCGTGGTATTTAGGGCGTAATCCAGACAAGAAAGTAATGATGGTGTCTCACACCACTGACCTCGCAGTAGATTTTGGCCGTAAAGTACGAAATATAATCGCTAATGACACTTATAGAGAGATATTCCCCACTGTAAAGCTAGCTAGTGACTCTAAATCAGCAGGTCGTTGGAGTACTAACATGGGCGGTGAGTATTACGCCTGTGGTGTAGGCTCCGCACTAGCAGGTCGTGGTGCCCACTTACTACTGGTAGATGATCCCCATTCTGAGCAAGACGTGATTAATGGCAATTTTGTAGTCTTTGAGAAGGCATATGAGTGGTTTACGTTCGGTGCCCGTACGCGCTTAATGCCGGGGGGTAGTGTAGCTATTATCCAGACTCGTTGGCATATGGACGACCTGACAGGCCGTGTTGTAAAGGACATGGCCCAGAATGAGCGGTCTGACCAGTATGAGGTCATAGAATTCCCCGCAATACTAGATGTGGACGACCCAGATACAGGCAAGCCCATACAGAAACCCCTGTGGCCTGAGTTTTTTAATTTAGAAGCTCTGTTACGTACTAAAGCGTCAATGCCTACGTTTCAGTGGAACGCCCAGTATCAGCAGCAACCCACCGCCGAAGAAGCCGCACTGGTCAAACGAGAGTGGTGGAACGAGTGGGAGCAGGAACGGCCTCCAAGTTGTGAGTACATAATCATGTCCTTGGACTCAGCGGCGGAAAAACACAACCGAGCGGATTACACGGCACTAACTACGTGGGGGGTGTTCCTTAATGAGGAGACTTCAGCGTATAATATAATCTTGCTTAATAGTATAAAAGAGCGTATGGAGTTCCATGAGCTTAAAGAGTTGGCAATGCAAGAGTATACCGACTGGGAACCAGACGCGTTTATCGTGGAGAAAAAGAGTTCTGGTGTAGCGTTGTACCAAGAAATGCGACGAATGGGGCTGCTTGTACAGGAATATACCCCCCATAGAGGTTCTGGTGATAAACTAGCACGTCTAAACTCTGTATCTGATATTGTACAGTCTGGCCTAGTCTGGGTTCCACAGACTCGTTGGGCAGAAGAAGTAGTAGAAGAGATCGCTGGATTCCCGTTTATGAGCCATGACGATCTGGTGGATTCCACAGTTATGGCACTTATGCGGTTCAGACAGGGCGGGTTTATACGATTACCTACTGATGAACTAGAAGAAATTAAATACTTTAAACATCGCGGTAGCGGGTTTTATTAAGAGGTTAAATCATGGCAATTGAGAAAGGCGTATACGCTGCCCCCGAAGGCATTGACAGTATAGACTTAGAAGATGAGCTAGATGGTGAGCTAGTAGAGTCTGAGCTAGAGATTGAGATTGTCGATCCTGAGATGGTAACTTTGTCTGATGGAAGCATGGAAATTACTATAATTCCGGGGCTTGAAGACGAAGACATGATGGACTTTGATTCTAACCTAGTAGATTTCTTAGATGAAGGACTCCTAAACGAGTTATCAGATGAGTTAATAAGCATGGTTGATTCTGACGTAGAGAGCCGCAAAGATTGGGCTGATACCTACGTTAAGGGTCTAGACATTCTAGGGTTTAAGCACGAAGAGCGTACAACTCCTTGGCAGGGCGCATGTGGCGTAAACTCAACTGTTTTGGCAGAAGCGGCTATTCGTTTCCAAGCAGAGACAATGAGTGAGACTTTCCCTGCGGCAGGCCCAGTTAAAGTTAAGGTTCTTGGTAAAGAGACTAAAGAGAAGTTAGAAGCCTCTGAGCGTGTAAAAGCGGACATGAACTACGAGCTAACCGAGAACATGGTTGAGTATCGTCCTGAACACGAGCGTATGCTATACAGCCTAGGACTTGCAGGATCGGCATTTAAAAAAGTTTACTTCGACCCTAACCTAGGTAGGCAAGTCGCTATCTACATCCCAGCAGAAGACGTTATTGTGCCTTACGGTGCATCTAACATCGAATCAGCCGAGCGCGTATGCCACATTATGCGCAAAACTAAGAACGATGTAATGAAGCTACAGGTAAGCGGTTTTTACGCAGGCATTGAGTTAGGAGATCCAGAGTCATACCATACAGACATCGAGAAACGTAAGGCCGAAGAAGGCGGTTACGACATCACCGATGACGAACGATATACTATATATGAAATCCATGCCGACCTTATAATTGACGGCGTAGATGATGAAGATGGTATTGCCAAGCCTTACATCGTAACTATTGAGCGTGGCACTACAGAAGTACTAGCTATCCGGCGTAATTGGGACGAAGAAGATAACCTAACATTAAAGCGTCAACATTTTGTACATTACGTATATGTCCCCGGATTTGGCTTCTACGGCCTTGGATTGATCCACATTATAGGAGGGTACGCTAAAGCTGGAACCTCGCTTATACGGCAATTGGTGGACGCTGGTACCCTATCCAACCTTCCGGGGGGTCTAAAATCCCGTGGACTACGTATTAAAGGCGATGATTCCCCAATAGAGCCGGGGGAGTGGAAGGACGTAGATGTACCATCAGGTAGCATCCGCGAGAACATTATGCCCCTTCCTTATAAGGAGCCTAGCCAAACACTGCTAGCATTACTTAATCAAATTACTACTGAAGGTCGTAGGTTAGGCGCAGTTGCAGATATGGACATATCTGACATGTCAGCTAATGCTCCTGTAGGTACTACACTAGCATTGCTAGAACGCACGTTGAAGCCTATGGCTGCGGTAATGGCTCGTGTCCACTACGCTATGAAGCTAGAGTTTAAAATGCTCAAAGCTATCATGGCCGAAGAAGCCCCTGAAGAATACACATACCAACCTAATAGAGGTGAAGTATCAGCGCGACAGTCAGATTACGCTATGGTTGATGTAATCCCTGTAAGCGACCCTAATAGTTCTACAATGGCGCAGCGAGTAGTACAGTACCAAGCTGTATTACAGATGTCACAACAAGCACCCCAGATATACAACCTACCTCAATTACATCGCCAGATGATTGAAGTGCTTGGCGTTAAAAACGCCGACAAACTAGTACCTACGGAAGATGATGCAGTACCTACAGATCCCGTAAGCGAGAACATGAATGCGTTAACAGGTACCCCCATAAAAGCATTTATCTACCAAGACCATGAAGCACACATATCGGCTCACCAGTCGTTTATGAAAGATCCAATGGTTGCAGGCACTATTGGGCAGAACCCACAAGCACAGCAAATTATGGCTGCTCTTAATGCTCACATCGCCGAACACCTAGGGTTTAGATACCGCGCTCAAATGGAAGAAAAACTTGGAGTTGAATTGCCCGCACCTAATCAAGAATTGTCTGAAGAAATGGAAGTTCAATTGGCTAAACTTGTTGCCGAAGGTGGTAAGCAACTTACTGCGCAACATGAACAAGAAGCCGCCCAGAAACAAGCTCAACAAAAACAACAAGACCCAATTATTCAGCTACAACAAGCTGAACTACAGGTTAAGCAGCAAGAAGTACAACGTAAGGCTCAGAAAGATCAGGCAGATACGCAACTTAAACAAGCCGATCTAGAGCGTAAAACGCAGAAAGATCTAGCAGATATACAGATAAACAAACAGCAACTTGATATAGAAAACCAAGAGCTGCAAATAGATGCCCAGAAAGCTGGAGCTAAACTAGCTGCCGATAGAAAAACAGCTAACACCAAACTCGACCTTGACCTTATGAAAGCAACTAGTGAGGCCGAAAACAAACGTAACAAGGAATAAACATGGCTAATACCGTCTTTGACGTGCTAAAGAAAAAAATCGAGGACGATATGTCTTCAGCAACGAAATTTCTAGGTAATGGAGGAGCTAAAGACTTCGCCCAGTACAAAGAAATAACAGGAATGCTACGAGGTCTCACTTCCTGTTTAAACCATGTTAATGACCTCTCGCGTAATTATTTGGATAATGACAATGACTGATTTAAATATAGTACCGAAAGAAGCAGAAACCGAAGAAGAACTAGAGCATCAAATCCCTACTCCCGTAGGATACCGTGTCCTAGTAGCCATGCCAGAAGTAGAAGATACCTATGGTGAAAGTGGCATTATCAAGTCTAGTAAAGAAATGCACCAAGAATACATCATGTCTACTATTGGGGTTGTACTCGATATGGGGGCACAAGCGTATTCTGATAAAGAGCGTTTCCCAACTGGCCCTTGGTGTAAGCAAGGTGACTACGTTATGTTCCGTGCTAATACTGGCACGCGTTTTAAAGTAGGCGGCGTTGAGTATCGTTTGATGAACGATGATTCAATTGAAGCGGTAGTAAGCGATCCTCGTGGCGTTACACGAGCGTAAGGAGTAGGTAATGGCATTTCAAAAAGTAGAGTACTCGTTTCCAGATGAAGACGATGGTGAAGGTATAGAAGTAGAAGTAGAAGATTCCAGTGCCCTAGGATTGGGAGAAGTGGAAGAAGTGGAAGAAGTAGAAGAATCTAGCGAACTTGATATTGAAGTTGTAGATGATACGCCGAAAGCTGATAGGGGGCGCAAAGCATCTAAGCCTCCAGAAGACCTTACCGACGATGAGTTAGAAGA